GGTTAATGGGTATAGCTTTTGAGTCAGCACTAAACAAGTGGGAACGATGAACTTTGACTCAGATATGCCAGCACTATGTCGGACTACCGACCCAGATATTTACTTTCCAGACCCAATGAAGTCGCGCCAATTAGCAGGACCAGCAGGGCAGGAGATAGTGGCGCAGACTATTGTCGCGCTTGACCTATGTAAAGCCTGCACAATTCAGCAGGCATGCCTACAATTTGCGGTCAATAACCGTGAGTTTTACGGTATATTTGGTGGCAGTATGCCATTTGAAAGAGAAGCAGTAATAGCCGAATTAAAGGGGCAACCTACTGCCCTACCGTTTTATACCAAGCTACGTAAAGCAGTCTTGGAGATACGAGAGGACTTAGTATGCCCGCCAATTCCACAACCAAACAGACCTTATACCCCGTACGTAGAATACTTGCCACCCTACTCTCCCTCATCCTCATCTCAGCAGGAGTAGTAATCGCCCCATTTAGCCCTCTAAAGGCTGAATTAAGGGCATCTGACGGCTATGTATGGACCAAGAGCGAAGTCAAAAGATGGACAAAACTGCTCTGGCACACCTCAGAAGCCCAATGGAAATGTCTTTATGATCTGAACATGCAGGAGAGCAAGTGGGACTACAAGGCAGTCGGGGCTAAGACTAGCCAGGGTAGGGCATACGGTATCGCGCAGGCCCTACCAGCTGATAAGTATGAATACATATCCAAGGACTGGCGCACTAACCCAATGACGCAAGTCGTATGGCAAAAAAAATATATTGAAATTCGCTACGCAGGAAAGCCCTGCTATGCTTGGAAGCACGAATTGAGAAGGGGATGGTACTAATGCTACCTAAGATTTACTTTCACATATTGGCCAAGGATAAGAGCAAGGTGCTGGATTATTGGCTAGAGCAGAACTTAGACAAGATAGATTACCCAAAGGATCGGATCGGTTTATTCTTCAGAACCAATAACAATAACGACGACACCAGACGGATCATAGACAACTGGATGGATGACCAAAAGGAACGTGGCATAGATTGGTACGACATGGTGCTAGATGATGAAGATGTGCCAGAGCCAGTCCAGAACTTCGGCGTACACGAATGGAATCCAACACGCTTTAAGGTGCTAGGTAAGCTACGCGAGGAAGGAATAGCAGACGCTAAAGATCTAGGCTATGACTTCTATTATGTCTGCGACGTGGACAACTTCGTAATGCCGCACACGCTACGAACTTTGGTTAGCTACAACCTACCCGTAGTAGCCCCGATGTTGCGCTATGCAGTGGTAGATGAACAAGATCGCCACGCGCCATACTCCAACTACCATTTCTTGGTAAACCAAAACGGTTATTTCTTGGATGAAATTAACTACTATCGTGTACTCAATGGCGAAATACGTGGACTGATTAAGTGTGATGTGGTTCACTGCACTTATTTGATCCGCGCCGACATATTGCCACAAGTTAAGTACGTCAATGGCTCTGATGACTACGAGTATGTAATCTTTAGCGACACGCTACGCGATCTAGGTATCCCACAATACCTAGATAACCAAGAGATATACGGATACTTAACGCTGGATGAGAATGTAGAAGCATGCAAAAAGTGGATGAAGGTGCTGGCAGATGTCAAGAAATAACGACTCAGATAAGGCACTGCCTTATATCATAATAACAATCGTGGCTTTACTAGCCCTGACTGGTTGGGTATTCAGATGACTCACGATGAATTGCTGGAAAGAATCAGTCAGTATTGGAATGCGATTCCCTACCTTTCGCAGGCTCTTGAAGCAGTAGTGGAATTGCATAAGCCAAAAATAGATAATCACATACAAGAAGTATGTAGTTATTGTTCCGAGATTACTTTTTATTCCGAGATGGATGAAGCAAGTTATCTTTATCCCTGCCCTACTATTCAGGCTATTGAGAAGGAGTTGGGATGAACAATTTATTTTATAGTGTTACTTGCAACTGCGGTGTAAGAATAAGTGCAGCAAACGAAAAGGGACTGCGAAAGTTGCTGACTATTCATATAAACGAAGGGCAGATCCACGCTTGCTGGGAAAACTATTTCAACATAAAAGACAAAACAGAATGGCAAAAAATGTTGGCACTTGGTAAAACTATGTTTGATGAACCAGTAGGAGAAAAGTGAGCGCAAAGCCAACTGAACTACGCAAGCTCGTAGCCCTGCTAGATCAAGAAGCGCCAAGCGCCGAGTGGTTAGCCAAAGAAGTATTTGATATGGTTGAAGGCATGCTCAAAGCACGAGAGCGATACGTAGTATTTGCAGTCCACCCAAGCCTTAACCTGGTTCAAGCAGTTGGACCATACGATACTAAAAAGCAGCTGGAGAAAGATTGGTTCAAGCGCATCGGTGCGTATGATCGCAACAGCAAGGCCGTATTTGCATTACTCAAAGATCCTGATACAATTAACACTGTAGAGAAGTGATGTGGTGTATCCGTTCCACCGCATCATAGTCAGCTCGCGCTACCCTTCCAGCGCTTGTAGCGACACAAATAAGGCCACCCGCAAAGGTGGCCTTTTTGTTTTAGGTACTTCCCCTTTACCTAAACTTTATGTACTCCCGTAGCATCTTTATAATAACCATAAGCACCTTTAACTAAATAAAACGGTGCAGGTGGTACATTTAATTGCGAGTATGGTGCTTTGCCAATAACATTGTAAAATGAAGGCCAAGTAAAATCAGGAAAAACTGGATTAACATTATAAGTGAGCACTGGGATTATGTATAGACCTACTGTATGGTCGCACACTTCCATAAGCCAATTACGTTGTTGGCTATCGGGTTTGTATTTATCAATCGTTGGGTCAATTAACATCTCGGCTAACTCGTGCGCCATAACAGTAACTAATCCAGGTAAATACTTAGCGGGCATTATTGTTTTACCAGCAAAAGAAATTGATTTTATATACCTACCAAGAGGTGAACGGGATGAACCATAAGGTTGGGCTTTAATATAACCAATGGGTTGTCCATTCAAGATTTCGTGATACCCAAGAGCGATGCCTTCCATAGCAGGATTAGGAAACTTATCCACAATACAGATATTCCAGCCATTGGTACGCATATTACTATAAGCGATTGGGTTGTTTGGTAATTGCCAAGCCGCGCATACTTGATTTGAGAATAAGGTTAATGCGTGGGCAATGGTAAAAGCATCAGCATTATTTATTACTTTAGATTCATTAACTAGGTTGATAGTCATTATTACCTCTTTGGGTTGTCGGTGCTGTAGAAGCCTGACGCATTAAACTTAACTGGGATTGCACCCCACACACGAGACATCAAGGTATCACAGCAGAATGGATTGTCTCCCTCTGCGTGGATAGAACGCTCTAACTCTTGCACTCCACCACATACATTGCAACGGTAATCATACTTCGGCATCAGTTACCTCTTCATTCAACGGACATTCATCGGTACAATTCCAAGCCAAGGTATGATAAGCCTTACCCTCAACCTTAACTATTTCGGTATAGCAATCGGCGGTATGGATAATATCTTTCACATCTCTACCTCTTCCTTGAACGGCGACTGCCCACCAAGTCTTTGATTTAACCGGCGCAGAGCGCCATCTACCCTGCGATGAGCAGTAGTATCGGATACTTCTAACACTTGGGCTATCTCTTGAAAGTTTAATTGCTCAAAAAATTTCATCTGCAAAATCAATTTGTCCTGCGGATCTAACTTAGATAGCGCACGGCGTACATCAAACAGTTGGATAACATAGTTGCCACCTTCAGCTGCGTTGCCACCACCACCAACCTTTGGCTTGGTGCTATCGGTAGTATTAACTACATCTTCCCAAACAAACGGAAGCAACTCACTCAAAGTAACGGGTGAATAATAGGCTTCATCATCCAATTGGTAGCCAAGATATTGAGCCTTGCGACGACGACAATACTTATCAGCATGGCGAGTCAATGTCTTACCTAATTGGCGCATGCCACCCTTGTATACATCCTCACCTTGGCTATGATCTAACCAAGCACGGACCTTCTCTTCACGACGCACGATCCATACCAACAACTCTTGACGGACATCAGACACGTCAAAGTAGGTATTGTATTTGCGATGCACGATGCGAGCTACTTGGCTGGCAATGTCGGTTGCTTCTTGTAACCAATCAGCCACTAACTAAACTCCTTGGATCGCGTAGGTATTCTTGTTGTATTGCATAGCAAGGAAAGCGCATCTTAGGATCAAAAAACTTCTGATCTTGTGCTTCCCATCCATACATCCAACCAATGATATTGGCGGTGTAATGGCTTGGTAGTGTAACTAAAAGATATTTTCGCTCTGGGTTATCACTTGGATCTATGAGCAACTTACCCGTCTGGTAAGCGGTAGTGCGTACTTCAAACTCTCCGACATCGCCGGACTTACGGTCTGCAAATAAAGTAAAAGGAAACTTATCCTGCCATCTAGCAATTGCAATCTCACCCAAGCAACCAGATATTTCACGAGCTACCTGCTCTACCCATGTAGGTGCAGCACCACGTGAAGCATCGTTGCCTTTGGCACGATTGTAATTGAATCTAGATACTGCCTCGGTGGTTGCATAAGCAACATCACCAGGGCTAAGTTTGATTTCTACCAGCGCCATACCTTGCCTTCAACGGTAAACGAATTTTTTACAATTGGTACAAGTTGTGGCATTACTGTTTGTCCATCAACATGCAAGATACCAAAGCCTTTATTCCATGTGAATAGACCAGCCTTGATGTAACGAGCATAGCGATAATCCATTAGGTTACCAAGTTCCATACCCCACACGGTCTTAGTCTTACCAGCCCAACCTTGTGTATGGTGTGTAAGTCCTGCTCTATGTGTATGTCCACAAGCAACTGACATACCTGCTCGCTTAGCCAAACCTAGTGCAGTAGCACCAGCAGTTGGTTGTACGTTGCCTTCATCACCGTGCATGAGTAACCAGCCTGGTGCAATCTCGTATGGATCATGATGGTATTCAATACCTAGTTCATCCAAGCGTAGGAATTGTTCAATCTCTAATTCAGGTAGACCAAGAAACCCTGGCACCTTTGATTTAATTTTATTGTAAAGTCTATCGCTATGGTTACTGCGTACCATATGCTCAACAGTTAGATCCTCTAGCAACTTAACGGTGATGTCGCGGTGTCTTCCCAAGTCCCGCTGCCATTCACCTTCTCCGCCCTCTTCCCAACGACTGATCTGCGGGAAGTCAATCTCATCTCCGCATGTTGCAACTACATCTGGTTGGTATGCACGGATAAACTTCTTGATTGCGTTGGTTGCACCAACATCATGGTACGGTGATTGTAAGTCTGAAAGGATAACTATTGTTTTCATTTGGGCCATAAGCCTCTCTGTACCATCAGCCCGATGACACCGTAGTTTGCTAGGTCTTTGAATGAATCTTCAATACTCTCGTGTTGTGGCTTGATGCCATCCTTCTTAACCAAGTTTTTCAAGCGTTCAAACTTATCGCCAATTCGTACAAGCAGACCATTGATTGCACCACCATGAGCATGGTTGATATTGCCAGGACCGTAGTCCAATTGCTTGGTAATCATAAGGTTGCCAATCTCATCCATTACAGCCCAAACGTTGGCTACAAATTCCTTATGGTTGGCAGGGTAACTGTTATCTGATTTGTCTGTTGGTCTACGCTCAGCACGATAAATCCAGTCTGTTGTAGAACCGTTACTGCCAAAATCAAATCCTCGCTCACTCATGTTCTCCCCCTATGTCAAACTGACCTTTGTACATATAGTTTTTTGTATCTTCATCTAACTCGTATAAGTATAACATCTTAACCCCGTCGCCAAGGTGTTGAACCATCTCAATGCTATCCAATACCCACAACGCAGTTGGTACATCTGCACCATCTTTTGGTCCACCCATGAATTGCGGGCAGAAGTCTGTCATTTGTTTTCCTGGATGACGTTAATAGTTATCTTGCCACCAGTAGCAGTGTCATATTTACTGGCTATCTGAATAGCTTTAGTAATAATCTTCTTAGCCTTAGCGATGTCGTCAACAAGTACGCCACCTGCTAGTGCAGACATAGCACCAAGAGCAAAGCGCTCACCGCTACCAGCCACGTAAAGATTATCTGTTGTGCGTTCCCAGCCGTAATCCTCTTCAATACGATACACCTGCCCCTTGACTACTACGATCCAAATGTTGTCGTTAACTACCGCATCTTCGGCTTTGTTGATTTCATAGCCAGCCTCGTTAAAGGTACGGCGCATGGCTGGTATCAGCATGCGGGTCATGTATTTGTCTATGTCTTTGGTGTTTACAGCAGGCGGAGTAAAGTCATGTTGAAGCAAGTTAATACCGCGTACTGCCCCAGCTGCGGCAAACACAATGTCGTTATTCTTAAACACCTTGCCATCTGGGATGTTGATAGAAAAGCCATCATCGCCCGATGATTGTGAGTCAGCACCTAAGACTACCCAGTCAGGGCCTTGGATCGCAGCGATGGTTGTCAAAGTCTTTTACCAATCCATTCAATTACATTTACAGTAACGGCATTACCCATCTGCTTGTAGCGGTGTGAGTCTGATTGCCCATCAGTCCAGCCATCAGGAAAGCCTTGCAGTCTTTCACATTCAACTGGGGTAAGGCGACGTACATCTGTTGTCGTAGCTACACCATGCCCACTAATGCTATCTAGTGTGTACATAGGACCGTCTTCCTCTCCAAAGCCTTTACCTTGTGGACCTGCTGTGTCGCTTCTGCCTATAACAGTTCCTTGAATTGGATAAACAGTTGCAACCATTGGAGTATTTAACCCACCTGTTCCCATAAAACTTGTTAAAGTGTTAATTGTATCACCTTGTATTCTTGCACCGTCGGATCTATGCGGGTGAAATACAATGACAGTTGTCCTTACATCACCGCAATCAAATGCGTTAAGTGTTGGCATCACTCCACCCTCAATCCAAGTTTCATAATCCGTATCGCTTTGCGCTCTACGGCTTTTGGTGAACCAATAGGGTTTCACTTCCACCACCCAAGTCACCACCATTAGCCCTTAAAGTGCCAATGCCTTCTTGATAATTAGCAAAAGAAGATGGCGTAAAGCCACTCACAACTACATTATCTTCTGGTCTTTTGTAAGAAGTTGCAGTTATTGTTGTTGGTCCTTCGGTGTATCCCGCAAAACTTGATTGACCAAAGCTTCTTGGAGAGCCGTCGGTAGCACTTTTCCTCTTCTGTTTGCTCGGCGCAAAATTCCTTCGCATGCTTTCTTGCTCAATGAATACCGGCTTTCCACTTCGGTCAATAATACTTCCGACAATGAAGACTCTTCGGCGTCGTTGGGGTACTCCGAAGAATTGCGAATCCAAAACTCGCCATTCAATGTGGCGATACCCTGCGTTGGCCAGTTCAGTGAGGACGACTCCGAAATCGCGTCCTTCGTTGCTTGATAGAAGTCCAGGCACGTTTTCCAAGATGATAGTTTGTGCTTTAACTTCTTGTGCAAATTGTATGGCGTCCCAGAATAATCCACTTCGTTCTCCAGCGATACAAGCACG